CAATCATCGGTGACAACACCGGGCAGACTTATCGAAGTATATCAGAACGCAATACAGCCTACATCAACAACTGTTTGCAGCGTTGGCTTTGCAAATGGGAAGAAGAGGTCAGCAAAAAGCTCATTAGCCCAGCAAGACCACTTGAGGTCGAGTTCGATACGACTCCTTTGCTCAAGGGAGACCCGAACTCTCTTGCTGATTACACGATGAAGATGCAGCAGCATGGAGTCCTGACAATTAACGAGATCCGAGCGATGCACGGTTTTGTTCCTGTCGAAGACGGTGACAAGCTGCCTCATCAGATTGCGTTGGACATATCAGAGGCTACTGAGCCTGCTGTTGAACAAGAAACTGAAGAACCTGAACCGGAGGATGAAGAAGATGAAGCTGGAGAGTAACCCAGAAAAGAAAGAGATCACGATGAGAGGATTCATCGGTGATTACGAGAACGGAATCTCAGCCGACGATTTCCGAGATGTGCTTGCAGAACATGCTGGACAAGATGTAACGATCTACCTCAATAGTGAGGGCGGAAGCGTTACAGATGGCCTTAGCATCTTCAATGCAATTGCGAGTCATGACGGCAAGGTGACTGTTCATATCGACGCACTCGCGGCCTCTATCGCAACTGTGATTGCTGTGGCTGCTGATGAGGTCAAGATGAACTCAACTGGCAAGTTCATGGTTCATAGATGCTGGACTGCTGCCGTTGGAAATTGTCAGGATTTCCGAAGCATGGCTGATGTCATGGATCTTCTCGACAAAGACATTGCAGCAAGCTACTCGGAAAAGACTGGCAAGCCTGAGTCTGAGATGCTGGCGTTGATGGATGCCGAGACTTGGATGGACGCTGAAACTGCACTAGCTGCTGGATTTATCGACGAAATCGTTGAGGTCAAATCCAAGAGTGCTAAGGCTGCCGCAGAACCTCAGAAGATCATTGCGGTGTGCAATCCTGCTTTCCACGCTGCTTTGCGTGCCAAATGTTCACTGCGCCGGATAAAGCTGAAAAACTGACGCTGTAAAATTAGGTTGTTCCCGAAGGAGTCGGGACTTAATCAAGAAGGGAAGCTATGAAACAGATTCATGAGATCAACGCCCGACTCGAATCAATTGCTGACGAGTTGCAGGCACTAAGCGATTTATCGCAGGAAAACGAACTCGATCAAAACCAGATTGAGTTGGTCAACGAACTCGACGCCGAGTTTAAGTCGCTTGAGGAGAAAAGGATGTCTCTTCAGGCGGTTCAAGACAAGCTTGATGCTGCAAAAGCAGCTAAGGCAATTCCAGAAACAAGCTCGATTGTAGAGCCTGCTCAAATTGAAGACTCAGTCAAGGAAGACAAACAAGTGATCCCAGCCCGTGTTAAAAACCAGCGAGTTAAGCACTTTGCCTCCGCTGAAGATGCTTACATTTCAGGCATGTACTTAGCTGCTCTTGGCGGAAATGCTAGAGCAAAAGAGTTCTTGGCGGCACAGTCCATTGGCACTGATAGCCTCGGTGGATTTACCGTACCTGATCCGCTCTCCGATGCTTTAATTAACCTTATTGAAGATCGTGGAACTGCTCGTCAGAAGTCCCAACGGATCGTAATGTCAGCCGACACTTGGAGTGTTCCAAAGGTTGCTGGGCAAGCCACAATTTATTATCCAAATGAGGCAGCGAGCATCTCGGACAGCTCTGTTTCCTTCAGTCAGGTGCAGCTAGCTGCGAAGAAACTTGCCGCACTAGTCAAGATGTCAACAGAGGTTACTGAGGACTCGATTCTCGACATGCTCAGTGTCGTTGTTGACAGCATCGCATACTCGATTGCACTGGAAGAGGACAAGAACCTCTTCAACGGTGTATCTGGTGGTGTTAATACTTCTGGCATTGCAGGCGATGCAAGCGTTGACGATACCAACGTAGCATCTGTTAGCGCACTTGCACTAACCGACCTGACTGCATGTTCGTCTGGCATTGGCAACCCGATTATCGGTGCAGTCAACGAATGGTACATGTCACCAGTCGTGTTCCATGGAGCCGTCCGCGATCTTCTGAACGCTGCCGGAAATAACAGCATGAGAGAACTAGAAGAAGGTCAGCGACCTACCCTTCTCGGTTATCCTGTCAATCTAGTTAGCTGCTTGCCATCTGCACCTGCCTCCGGCGAATTGGTTGCAGTCTTTGGTGACTTGCGACTTGGTGCTTACTTCGGTGATCGTCGTGCTTTGAACTTTAAGACTCTGAACGAGCTGTATATGGAACAAGACCAAATCGGTGTTGTCGCGACGGAGCGTATTGACATCAAAGTGGCTAACCCAGAAGTTCTTGCCAAGATCACGATTACCTAATGAGTAGGTACATCTTTGTAAAGACTCGCCTCGGATTTGAGGCGGGTCGTGTGATTGATGATTCTTCTCTTAGGGAAGGTATCATCAAGACTCTCTTAGACTGTAAAGCAATCGAGATCGTAGCTGATGAAGTGGACTCTAAAAAGAACGTCAAGTCCTCAGTTCCTAGCGGTGACGCTGGACGAGGCAAAGGCGCATCTAAGGGTAAGCGGGTCAGCACAAAACGATCTGATAACAAGGCTGATTGAGTCTGCTACAGAACAGCTTGAGCGAGACATCGAGCGGTGTCTTGTTCAGGCAACGTGGCAACAGAGTCAATATGGTTTCCCAGAAGAGGGAAAAGCCATTCTGTTGAACATGGGAAGTGCTACTGCCATAAGTTCGATCACCTACTTGGATGAAGACGGTGCAGAGCAAACATTATCAGCCGACCAGTATTCTCTTGACAGTGGCCGAAATGCGGTTACTTGCCTTAACGACGATGACGGTTGGCCAGAGACACTACTGACCCCCAGCGAACGAGACACAGTGTTTGTCAACTTTGCCTGCGGAGTAACAAGTGCTGACTGCTTGCCGAGGCTTTATAAGCAAGCAATTCTTGTTGAGGTTGGGCGATACTACTATGACCCTGCCCAAGAGAACGGTGTCAACACGAATGATGGCCGAACCTACGAGAACCTAGTCAAGAAATTGATCAGGAGTTCGTATCCGTAATGCCAAAGGTCACAGGATTCAATCGAAAGAGGGTTGGCCATAGGAATTACCTTGCCACGATAGAAAACCCTCCGACAGCAGAAGATGAGTATGGAAACACTACATATTCGACAGGGACTTGGACAGCAGCAGTGCAGTCATGGCCATGCGAGTTGGTTGACGTTTCAGGCGGTGAAATCGTTGATGGCATGATGACAAAATCGGCAACTGAAAAGGTTGCCATTGGCGATAAACCACAACTGGATGCTGCAAACATTACATCCCAAAGTCGTTGCATTATCGACGGTAAGACATACGGTATCACAGCAGTTCGCGATGTTTCAGGTGACGGGTTCACTATGAGACTTGAACTGAGGAGTACCAAATGACAAGCGAGAAAGACAGGGTAAACAAAAAGGTCGAAAGCTTTGTTAGGACGATGAAGGGGCGTGGAGGTCGCGGGACAAGGGTTCAAGTGACGGCTACCGACCTAGTTGCAGACCTGCAAAAAGTTAGCGATGAGTTCCTGAAAAAAGTCTGTCCGACTGCTGTTGGATATGCAGGCTCGATTATCCGAAAACAAGCTCAAGATGACATTAGAAATGGTGGATCACAAACCACTATTGGAATGTCGAGAAAGACTGGAACAAGAAAGAAGTGGTCAAGGAGGGTTGCCCAAAAGCGTGGCAGAAACAGTCCATCGCTTGGTGACAAAGGGGTAATCATAAAGAAAAACATCAGCAGAAAAGCTGGAGGACTTCTTTCAAGCCAGATTGTCGGCCCTCGATACAACAGCGGATCTGACAAAGACAAGAACTTTGCACACACGCATGAACCTAGAGATGGCAGGGCGTCTGGTGCGCCGAATCATAAGTGGTGGCAAACGAAACTTAACCTAAACGCACTTGTCAAATACAAGCAAGCTGGAGGAAGAACAGCCGCCCAGCGTGGCGCACCATTGAAACCAAGACCTTTCATGGGGCCAGCAGCAAACAAAACAATTTCACAGCAGCGTGACGCTGTCATTAAGGCACTTAAACGCTGGGAAGTGGACATGAATGAAGTAAACGGAACAGGTGGAGGATTCGGATGAGACCAGTTCCTCAACTGCTTTCGATGCTTCGTGCAGAGCCTTCAGTTAATTCAATTGTCAATCAACGCATCTATGCAGATAACCCTCCGCAAGACGATGACCTGCCATTTGTGGTTATGACAATCGAGAACACAACAGCAAGAGCAACTATTGATAACTGCCAAGTAAAACTTTACGAGTCACGCCTTAAAATAGACATAGTGTGTGATTCAAGAGGTGCAGCCGAAGAAGCTCAAGAAGCAATTGAAGACGCTTTGGTTGGTTACACATCATCAGACAGCACTCACCCGATCCAAGGAGTGACTGTTGATTCAGGTACATCATGGGAAATGATCATGCCTGCCGATGGATCAGACCAACGTGGGTACTGGTGTACCCAAGATTACATCATTAACTACGCAAGGAAATAGGGTAATTAAATGGCTGTTGAAGGCTATCACGCACAGGGAACGACCGTCACGATGACACTTACTGGTGCTATCGGATGCGTGCGATCTGTATCTCTTCCTGAGTTTTCTCTTGAAGCCATTGACGCAAGCTGCCTAAACGACGCTGCTGGCGGATTCATGAAGAAGCTTTCTGGTGGTCTTGTTGATGCAGGCGAAGTTCAGGTGACTTTCGTAAGCACTGGTTCGTTCGTTATTCCAGACGGGCAAACTGACACTTTAACAATAACTGTTCCGACAGTGCCTACCACTAACTCAAACGGTACTCATAGCGGATACACACTTACTGGTTCTGGATTTGTTTCGTCATCTTCTGGCGGATCTCTTGAAATTAATGGATTGATGGAACACACCGTTACTTTCGTATTTGATGGCGCCACAGGCCCATCCGTCTAGTAGCTGACTAACACCACCACCACCAAGGAGAAGTCATGTCTCAACATATCGAACTTGAAACGCATGTGGGGATTCATTTAGCGACAAAGGAAGAAGTGGTACATGAACAGTACTGGGTCTTTCTTTGTGAAGGCGATAAGCGTCAAAAAATTGGGCTGATTGGATGGAAAGAAGGCTGCAAGCTAATTCTCTTCCAAAAAACTGACCCAGTGACAGCTAAGTGGATCGAAGAAGAAGTGGCGAAGCTAATGGAACGCGAGTCGGTCGCGTCAGTGGAGCCACCTGAACTACCACCAGAGTTTTTTGAAGAAGGAGATGATGATGAGCTTGACGAAGAAGCAATTATTGGATGAGTTAGTCTGCACAAAGCCAGAGAAGCTACCGAAGAAGGTTTTTGGACAGGACGCTTGGGTAAAACCAGTGTCCGAGTTCCAAAGGTCTAGGAGGCTTGCTTCTTTGTATGGAAAAGACGGTCAAGTTTCTAGGGAAGCTCTCCGTAAAGCTAGACTGTATACGGTCATTGACCATCTGTGTGATCAAAACGGCGAACCTTTGTTTCAGGAATCTGACCTGAAAGAATTGATGGAGTTTGATGCACTCAAGATTGATGTGATCGTCAGTGTCATCGAAGAATGGGTCACTGCCCGCGAGGGAAAGATCCTCGGCGTATCGAAAAAATAGCAAAGCAGTTCGATAAGAACCATCGACTAGCTTGGGCATTTTCGATATGCCAAGACCTCGGCATTGATGACCCTATATCTTGGATGAACGCATGTCCCACCTTACTTGATTGGTGGATCGGGTATCGCGTGAATAAAAGCGAACTTGAGCGACAAGCATATGACAAGGCATCTGGCAAATCTAAGACTAAGCTCAGTGGAGATAAACTCTATGATCACTTGGAGCAATTAGCAGATGGCATCAAACCGAATCGGGGCGTTGTACGCAGAGGTGATCCTCGATCCTAGAGGATATTCTCGTGGCGTTTCCAAGGTTCAGTCCGAACAGAAGATTTTAGCTGCTGCTATCAAGGATACGACGACTCCCATTGAGCGTCTGCAAGCCGAGATGGATGGCATTGAAAGACTGTTTGGCAAGATCTCTGCTAAAGAGCCATTTGAAGGTCAAGACTTAGCGTTAGATGCGCTACTAAACAAAACCCAGCTTCTAGCCGACGAAATGAAGAGGCTAGAAGACCTTCCAGCTAAAAAAGCAGAGGAGGCGGCTGCGAAGGTTGCTGAAGCAGAGCATAAAGAGAAGTTAAGGCGAGAGGAGGAGTTAAAGAGGAAACAGCAAGAAACGCTTAACTTCATGCGTGCAGGCCAAGAGCGACGCAAACGTG